CTATCATATTCATTCTCCTTTCTGTTTTTGGGTATAAAAAAAGAGCCGCTTGGCTCTATGTTGGTTGGAGTTGAATTATTTGTATCTGAGAATTACCGTGTCGCCGTTTATTTCGGCTTCAAGTCCAAGTGAAGATAGTTTTACAAGTATATTACCAATGTCTTTTTTTGCATATTCTGTTAATTTGTCTCCTACTTTTACCAGCACAGGCTCTCTTCCGGGTATTACGATATATACTTTGTCTCCATCGTGGCGAACGCAACTCAGTCCAAATACTGAAGGAGTTGCATACTGTTCGCCGTCAATTTCTTTGACGCAAACGGTGCTTCCTCTTTGCTTGACCTCTTTGAATATTTCGCCTGATTTCGTTTCTCTATTAGCATTGGACTGCATATCGCTATCAACTTCTTTGACATCTGTATTATCTTTGTTAATCTCAACTCTTCTTAAATCGTTGTTCCACTGAACATCTACTCCAAGCACATCGCCAATTGCTTTAAGCGGTAAATATGTTCTTCCTTCTACAACTATTGTGGGATTCTTGCTTTCAAACTTTTTCCCGTTTACGAACACGTCAAAAGTTGCTTTTTGAGCTTGAAATACTTCAATATTCGCGGCTATAGCCGTAACGGAAATAGTTGTAATTACTCCTAATATAAAGCCTAATACTACTTTCTTCATATCCATTCCTCCCTTGATTTTTATTATATCATATTTTTGATTTGTTTTTATTGTATCAAGTATTGTACCAAATGTCAATACTTTTAGTTGTTATTAATAGCATCGAGAAGTTTTTTCAATTTATCGTGAGTCTCTTGGAGCATTTCTTTTTCTGTCTGACCAAATGTATCTCCTGCTGTTTTTGATTCAAAGGAGGATATGGTATTCCCATTGATTTTTATTGTTCCATTCAGCTTGATATATCCTTCAAGAATAAGAACGTTACCGGCAGCACCAATATTTAGACTTGCTCCATTATCAGCCATTAATGTTACGCCTTCATTCGAAGACTTATTATAAACAACAAAAACACGGGTACCGTCATCGTAAAATTCCCAGTCTCCAAACCGATCTGTACTGTTATTTGTTGATAGTCCATGCAACTTTCCAGAATCGTTATAGCTTCTTATTTGGTTGCTACTGATTTCTATTCTTTTACCATCTTTTGCAGTTTTAATTGTTCCGCCAACAAGCACACCTTCACCGTTTGCATCAAGTGCTATTGTGTCTTCCCATTCTTGCGTAGTTTCGTTAAGTTTTTGAAAACTCATGCCTGAAGCTTCGGATATAACAACCCTTGCTTTCCCGTCCTGTCTTGTGATGACTATATCGCCACTCTTCATAGTGACCTTACCATTTTCATCGACTTCAAACGTGCCATTGCCGATGTTGATTGTCCCGCCCTCAAACATCGAAGCTATTATCTTACCTGTGAACTTGTAAAGTGCTTCTTGCACATCAAAATATAACTTCTTTTCACCATTTGCACAAAACTCTAATACATCAGAATTCAATGTTACTTCGGATAATCCGTCTTCTCGTTTAATTTTTAAGCCAAAATCTCTTGAAGTACGAACTCCGTAATAACTTTTCCCTTCCGTCAGCTTTGTTTTGTCAATATACTCTATCTTTTGTGTCAGAGTGCCTTTGTGGGCAAACTCAGATTCCTGCGGGCTTTTTGCAGGAGCATTTGTTTCTGCGCGCAAACCGCCTTTGAAAACGATTTTGTTTTGCAAAATATACGTCCGCAAAAGCTCGCCCTTTTTCGTCTCAATGATAACCTGGTCACCCGGCTCTATGTACGGCCAACAACGCCAATTCATGCTGTACGGCACATACTCGAAAGCGTATAGTTCTTGATACAAGTCATTGATAATGTCCTGCGTCATAAATGGATTCTCGATTTTAAGAGTGCTGTATTCGTCCCCTTCACCTCTTTCGTAGCGGACTTCATCACCATCAAAAGAATATGTTGAAACTATTTTTGTTATCACTTTCTTTTGGTTGGCTTGTTTGAGACTGATATAATCTTTCAGGCTTATTACCGGCACCGAGAACTGAAAATGGAGGAATGGGTATCCATCATTTCGTCTATCCTTAATTACCCACAAATAGTAATGTGCAGGCTCTTTAAATAGATTAAGTCTGTCAAACTTCTGCGGCTCGCCAAGGTAGGCAAGATAGGGATAACCATCGTTCACATTTGAATCAATCAACCACTCCATTGTTACCTCTCCTTTATATAGCCCAACCTAAATCTATATACGTCTGTGGGTCTTTCATTTCCGCAGTTGTTTTTCCTATGCCACCTGCCGATGTTTCTTGTCCTGACGTTTCTATATCCCAAACCGAATTAATTACTTTATTAGGATTTGCTACTGCACCTACTAAACCACCGACACCACTTGATCCTTCAACTTTTCCAGCAGAATAACAGTTGTTTACGGTGCTGTTTAAGTCAGACAGACGTCCAACAAGTCCTCCTACATAATTAATTCCTTTTACATCCCCACGTGCCCAACAATTGAGAATAGTTGTGTTGTAATTAGTACCTCCTACCAAGCCACCCACATAAACTGATCCAGTGCCATTAACTTTCATAAGCGAATAACTATATGAACATGAACAATTGTCTTCTAAAAATCCTATTAGCCCGCCCAAATATTCAGGAATTCCGACATTGATTCCTATAGTCGCCTTAATTTCTCCGAGTGAATAACAGTTTTTTATAGATGTTTGAGACTTTCCAACGATTCCTCCTACATAATCAGAGCCACGACAGATGATTCCTTCGAACGAACATTTGTTTATTGCAATACTACTTCTGCTGTTATAGCAAAATCCAACAACACCACCAATGTTATTTTGATATGAAACTGATTCATTTATTATGCCTTTAACATGGCAATTATATATACTATCATTTGCCATGTTTTTTGCATACGCAATTAGTCCACCCATATAAGAAGATGTAGAAGAAGCAATTAATGTATTTAACAAAAATATATTTTTTATTTTTGCATTACTTACCCAACCGAAAAGACCAGCATTTGGCTTATTCGCAACCCACAAGTTCCTTATTTCAAATCCGCTTCCATCATATGTACCCGTAAAAGGAGTTGAAGAATCTCCAATTGGTGTCCAACCACCATTTGCATTGAATGAATTTAAGTCAATATTGTAAACCTGTTTGAAATGAGCGGACAAATTGTTGCGAATTTCCCACAAATCAAGGTGGTCTTCAACGAGGAAAGGATCTTGCTCAGTTCCACTACCGCCACCAAAATAACCGTTTGCCATCTTAGAACACCCCACTTTGCGAAAATTTTATGCATTTTACAAAACACAATTCTCCGTCTTTGTTGATTCTGGCATTTGCAGCGTGACAAGCAGCTATATAGCCTATCACTTGTCTCATGGTGAAATCATGCGTCATAAGCGGTACTTCGTAACGCTTGATAACAGTATCTGGGCATAGAGTAATGCTCAATTGTTCGCAAATGTCATCTATAACATCTTTCATAGAAGCAGGCAAATTGACATTTGGTTTCCAAAGCTGATTTGCCTGCATGAGCTTGTCATAACATGTAAATTTCCAAACATCATTCTCAAATTTTCTGCTGTCAATATAAAAAAAGCCCAACGGTAACCACTCTATAAGTGCCGTTGAGTCTTTCAATCTCAAAAATGGTCTTATTTCTGAATTCACTGGAAATTTGTCCGTCGTACGAAAGCTAATATCAAGTCTTGCAGGTATCACGTTTCCTATTGAGAAGTCGTCACTCTCGGTAATTGCCTCGTCTATGGTGAATTCAACAATACTGTCTGCACCGTATTCCACTCCATTTACAAGCGCACGAACCTCAAATCGCCTGTACGGCTGTTTGATAAGATTTTGAAAAAGCGAATCAACAGAGTACACCTCACCCACCTACCTTTCAACCAATGTCAATTTCAAGCCGTTCCAGTAATACACATTGTCTTGCAACACTGCTATTCCCGCCGTTCTGTCGCCACAATAGAAAGTCCGGGTCTCGTATTGCCCGGACTCTGTATCAGGATAATATACTTCAAAAAATTCATCTTTCACTAATTGCAAAATTGCTGATAGTTCTTCCCATTTCAGCATACCAAAACTCATTTCAAGCTTACGTTTTACCGCAATTCTATCCCTATACATTCTTCCATCTGCTGTACGTCCGCTTGTTTCTCCATTATCCAAATCCGCTACAGTCACGTTGAAAGTGGTAGGGTATACATGTATCTCAATACCATTTATTTTTATCTCCATGTTCTATACCTCCAACAATGTTTTGCCTATTGCCCTTTGATATGCATTTACGGATTTTATAACTGCTTTTCCAAGTGCCATTTCTTCGAGTTTTATCTCTATAGGGCCTATGTTGGTATTATTATTTCCAAGACCTGCAATTGCACCAGCAACAGCAACAGACACCTTTTGGGCTAACACATCCATCCAGCCAGTGTTATTTTCAAGAGGAAGTACAGCCTCTTTACCCGCTTCACCTATCATCGCGAGAGTCGGAGCGTCTACGATACCACCCTTGCCAAGCGTCGGTATAGTTGGAATCTTTGCAATCTGTACGCTACCACCGTCAAAGATTTTTTTGCCGGCAATGGTCAAACCGTCCCAAGAGAACTTCATACGGTTGTTTATCCATCCTATGAATTTGTTAAATAAACCAATTGCTCCGTTTATTCCGTCCTTAAAGGCCGCGTTTATATCTTCGAATTTAATCCCAATTAAATCTTCTACACCTTTTAACGCGGATTCAAATTGGTCTTGGATATAGTCTTTAGTATTGGTTATAATGTCTTTAATAAGCTGAATTTTGGAATCAAATATCTCTTTAATCCCGTTCCAAGCACGTTCCCAATCAAGAGTAAATATTCCTACAATAAAATCTATTAATCCTCTAATTGTTCTAATAGTGTCATTCGCTACAGCCATAGCTTGCTTGAATACAAACTCAACGATATTCCAAGCCCTTTCTAACACATTCGCTACTCTTGCAATAGCCTTATCTATCAGCCAAGACACGAATGGGGAAATAAAGTCCCAAAATCTAGATATTTCATAAGTTATTTTCCCAATCAGGTTTACAGCATTATCGACAAACGGAGTAACGTGCTGTGACATTAAATTTGAAAGTTTTTTTGCTATGTTATCCAGTGTTGGAGCTAAATACTTATTATAGGCATCAAGCACAGCACCCCATACCCTTGTAGCGCACTTCTCCATATTATCCCAAGCCGGTTGAACCCAAGTTTGGTACGCTATCCAAATAGATTGAAAAGTATTATCCAAAGTCGTTTTAATCGCGTCTACAATGGTGCTGACTGGACTGAGCGTATTCTCAAGAGCTGTTTTAAATTTGTCCTTATTTTCTATAATCGGATTAGTTAGATAATTCAAAAAGTCATTACCGTATTGTGAAGCTAATTCTAATATCGATAATCCGCTATTCGTAAAAATAGCAATTATGTCAGCGCCTATTCGTTGGGCTTTCTCTCCACGAAATACAGTAAATATATCCGCAGTAGCTTCTGAAATATTTGCAAAAATCTCAGACCTTTTTGCAGATATGTTGAATAATGATGCTACTTTATTGCGTATGAATTCAGTATTCTGACCCAAATAGGTATCTATGCTACCGACAAAGAACTCAGCAACAGTAGCCCCTATACTAGCGGCAGAACCTGTAACCTTGCCTAAAGATGTTAATACACTATTAGTCCAATTATCAGCCGCATTAGTTACTTCAGGGCTTGTAAATATATCTTTTACAGAAGCCTGTATACTTTTAGTTTTATTTATTATAGATTCAACGTTCGATTCTCCAAAGGCTTTGCTAAAAGCCGATGTAAACTTATTCAGTTTATTCTTTAGAGTATCTAGAGCTGACGACATCCTTTGTGTTGCTTGCTCGGTACCGCTTGCCATATCATCAAGCAAATTTGTTTCAACTCCAGCACCAAGTCCACTAGAGCCACTATCTGAATCTGAGGATAAGTCTAAAACATTCAATTCATCAAAGCCTGCCAAAGCCTTCTTTATTTTCTTTGCGGCTCTAGAAGCTCCATCTCCTAGGTTTTCGGCTCCTTCATTCAATCCTGCCGCAGCATCGGATACTTCTGCAGATATAGCACCCAAGCCCTTTACTTCGGATTTTTTGCCTGTCAGCATTTCAGTAAATCTTTGAAATGCTTCAGCCAATACCTGAAGTCTGGCAAGTACAGTATTAATCATCTTCACTATAGGTGTGAAAAGGTTAATTAATCCTTGCCCAATCGTAGCCTTGAGCTGCTCAAACCTTAGAGACAATACCCTAGTCTGATTTGCCCAGCTATCAATGTTCCTAGCAAAATCGCCTTGAACATGAGATAGTTTAGACAAAACATATTGATACCTGAGCATAAGCTTTTCTTGCTCAGTCATGTTTTTAGTTGTTTTCCCAAAGCCTTGCTGCAAAGCAAAATTGTCCAAGTTTACTTGGGTCATAACGACACCAAGCTCTTTAAGACTCTCTGTTTCACCTGTCCAAATAGACTTGAGCTTAGTGTATGCTTCATCAGATGACAAATTATAGAAAGAAGCAACATCGCCGGTCAGGCTTGTTATTGCCTTAGCCATATCAAAAGCCTGACTTTCGGTCATGCCCATTGATTTGGACATGGAACCGAAAATACCCATATATTTCTTGGCTAAAGTCTCGGACATGCCTAAAGTATCTATGGCAGTGCTTGCAAAAGCATTCACACTGTCACTCATGTTCTGAAACACAGTATCGACTACATTCTGTACCTCAACCAAGTCACTGCCCATCTTGAGCGCTGATTTTGTAAATGAAATTATTGCCGCACTGCCCAAAACCAGCCCAATTTTTGAACCTAATGAGCTAAATATTTTTGATGTTGATTTTTCAGCGCTTGAAGCTATACCCTTGAGTTCATTATTGAACGTCTTTTTATTGACTGATAACCCTAGATTAATTCTACCTACTGTTGTCGACATTGAGCGCCTCCTTTCTCGAAGGCTGTTTTTGCCCAAGCTTGGAAGTTTGCCCAAAATTCTTTATATTTTTCTGGGTCTTCCTTTAGCTTTTGAGATCTCCTTCTTAACCACTCGTTTCTGATTCGTTTTTGTTCTGGTGTGAAGTTCATAATAACTTTTGGGTTTTTTTCTGCTCGAATAGCAACCACCATACCCAATGGAGTGTCATGCATAATACCGGACAACAAAGAACAAAACTCCTGCCAAGTCATATCATCATCCTGACGGAGTCTAATGCCGTATTGTTTAAGGAAACTTGCTTCTATAAGCTCCCAATCCTCAAATAAGTCATAGTAAGCTTCACTTTTGAAATCGATTACCTTCCTGCTCATGCTCTCCTGTAGCAGCCTTCATAATTTCCTCATATATAGTTTTATAATCGGGAAGCGGAAGATCTAAATCTTCAATAGCCTTTGCGTTTTTCTCTCCAATAAGCATTGTAAGCACTTCATTCATAAATTTGACTTCATCAAACTCATTGCTATTCTTTTTTGCCCGTTTTTCTTGCTCTATTACAAAGGCTTGTACCTTCAATATATTGCTTTTTCTGTTATTCACGGTAACAACAATCTCGTCTGTTATCTGTATTACCGGCAATTGGTTTGTAATTTTTGACCTAATATCTATCATTCTCGACATACAAATCCCTCCAATAAAATTTTAAGGGGCTGTTATGCCCCTCTTATTATGTACCTGAATAATTAGTGTATTGTGGTTTTCCGTCGCTTAATACTTCCCACTCCAATGTATCGGTAGCCGTAGATTCTCCACCAAGCGAAGTTACATTAATCACGCAATCGAACACCAGTTTATCACCGTTAGGAAAATTGATAGTGAACACGCTGTTACAGTCTTGCCCCGTCTTCCATGCAAGAGATGCAACATAATCATTGCCTGGGTCGCCATAGTTCCTCTTGCTACTCAACTGAATGCTGATACTCTTTGCTGTCATCAACCTACGACTCCAACCGCCCGCATCCAATGGATTCCATTCTTCAACGTTTCCATCAATGCTAATAGAAAGAGATTCGGTGTCTTTAACAATTACACTTCCCGTTCCTTCTCTGCCTTGTGTATTTACACCAAATGTTATTTCGTAAACAGGATTTACTCCGCTCAGAATTGTAGTCATATTTACCACCCTTTCATATAGATAATGTCTAAATCAATCACATACTCGTAAATATCGTTATCATTTGTACCTACCAGTACAGGTTCATCATTTTTCATTTGAAAAAAGCACTCTTTACCGTCTATAACAGCACGAGCGCCATGAAAAATATCATATATGCTTCGTGCCTTCCGTTCTGCTATATCGCAATTTTTTGACCATTGAACTAAGATGCTAATGCTTTTTACTTCTGACGAGGTGTTTTGAAGTCCACCTATTGCTATTGTTCCGGAGGATGATGGTCGCCCATAGATACAGATAACTTTTTCTTGTGATGCATCAATTCTACCTATGTAAGCCGCAGTAATGTCTGCTATCTGCGGTTTAAGCCAATCACGAATTTCCTTCAATGTCACCACCATCACACTCCTGTCAGCCTTTTGTATATTTTCTTGAATGCTTTAATCGCAAAATCTTTTTTGTTTCCATCTATCCAGTCATCAAACCATCTACCTTTTGCGTTTGGGTTTTTATCTTGCCGGAAGTTGTATTCAGGATGAAAATACAGCCTCCTTGCATATGGTGTATCTACGCTTATAGCAACTTCACCTTGTTTTGACTTTGACGTATCAATACTTGTTGCATCGTTCTGCATGGTACCTGTATCAAAAGGCATTACTTGACTTGCAATTACATCGGTTTTAACTGCTTCTGCCGTCTGTTCCAAAGCCGTAATTTGCGCATTGGAAAGTTTCTGCAGCACACTCTTATTCATTTTCACCTTGACCTTCATCTACATCAACTCCAATACTGTAGCATACACCGTTCCATCGGGATTTAGAGGCCTTTCACACCGGTATATTTTATATTTATTTTCGCCTTTTCGGGCTGTGCCAGTTGTTATTGCCTGTATTTCAGGAAACAAGTCGCCCAACGCAATTAATACACCTTCAAGCCTAATAATTTGCTTCTCTGCGTTCATCACCTGGTGCGCTTTGCCACTAAACCAACATTTAGCCGTAACTGTTGCTGCAGTTAATGGTTCACCATCCTCACTGATTCCATTTTGGTCAATAGATATAGTCCATTCTTGATTGAATAGTTTTTTGGGAAGTTTTGGCAATTTGTCTGGCAGCATATCACACCACCCTATTCATTAGCCCAGTTTGTTTCAAAAGCATATATGCAGCGGGGTTAACACCATGCGGAGTAGAACTATTATTATCAAAACTCATGCTTAAGCCTGAAACACTAAAGCCACTCAAAGTTTCTACATCAGTACCGTAGTCTTCGTAATACTGTGCCTGTAATAGATTGGCTTTTTTTATTATACTTTTCTGAAACTCGGTGAGATTCTCAAATCCAATAGCCCGTATCCTATTAAAAGTGAGTTCATCAATCTTGCTACTAGCAAGTTCTAATACCTCTTCACTCAATGTATCGCTTGTTGCATATGCCACTGCACTCATCCCCCGTTCTAAGAATAGGAGAGAGCTTATTTGCCCTCTCCCTTATGTCTTGATTCTTCCTTTGCCTTTTTCAACTCAGCTTCAAGCTCTTTTATCTTTGTTTTCAGCTTTGTTATTTCTTTCGACTCCGCTGTTTCCTCCTTTTCGAATACAAGCTTGCCATTTTCTAGTTTGGCAAGCTTATATCCAAGGTTGATATATTTCTGCTTTTCATCTTCTTCTATCTTGTACTGTCTATTTGCTTTTACTGCATAAAACATAAATTATCCCTCCTAGTCGGCTTGAGTGGTCGAGCCTTCAACGTTCATTTTTACGCCACCAATTTTTGCATCAATAATGAATAAGTCAGTATACATTCTATTTTGATAGAGGTATCCAAAAGCACTTTCAGGAGTTTCTCCTTTGTTCCAAAGATACACGTCAGCAACTTTTACAGGTGCAATTACAGCTGATGGATGAACTAGTATCATTCTAATTTGTTTTGCCTCAGTTCCAGGTACAAATCCTTCTGTAAAGTTATATAAAGTTTTCATCCTGTCTGATGGTACAGTAACTATGGATACTTCATCTAAACTTCTGACATTTCTATTTACATTAGCAGCTCCACCTGTTACGTCTAATACGTTTTGAATATTTTCTGCATTTTTAATCAAGGTATATATTTTTGGGGTAACGTATAATACTCTACCACTCTGAGGAACAGATGCTTCATCCATTTCTTCCATCATAGTATCAAATACAGTTAATATATTCTGTGCAGTTAATGAAGTAGTGTCTGGTATTCCTCCTTTACCAACATATTCAGAATATAACTTGCTGTATCTGTATGCGTCTAATTCTGGTATAGCATGTTCCTGATTGAATACTGCTGTGATGTTTGCAGCACTTACAACCTGATTTGTTTCATCAACATCCATTTCATCTACAAAGAATTCAATATCCCTATCATGAGCAAGAATCATTGGCTGATAAGTGGTGTTGACAGCCCCTCTATTTTTGGAACCATCTCTTAAATGGTCTTTATAACCAGTCAAAGTTATAGTTGGAACTTTTATTGTTTTAGCATCAATGAAAGAATACTGCTTGTTACTGTCTAATGCAGACGAAGTTAATTCTCTTGCAAACTGCTGTTGAATTTGTCTTTCAAACCTCTCAGCGTAGTTTATAGCCATAATATATCATCATCCTTTCTTTTATTTATAAATTTATTTTGAAGTATTACCGAACGCTGCGGAAATTGCAGTATCTAAAGCTTGTTGATTATCCGGTGGTAAGTTGCCAACCTTGAATCCAGGTTGCTGTTGTTGGTCTCCGCCTTCCGTCTTGAAAAGAAAAGCTTTGCTTTCTTTCAGAGATGCAATTTGTTCATCCAGCCCTATCACTTTGCCGTCTTCGTTTAGCACCAAGTTGTCTTTTTTGATGAGGTTTGCAACAATATCCTCATCATGTACTTTGCCAGCAAGTGACAATTTAATTGCACTGTTCAATTGCAACTCTTTTAATTGCGATTCGTATTTTTCTTTAGCCACCTTGTTTTCTCCCTGAAGTCTTTCAATTTCAGCTTTCAAACTTTCTGCATCAACTTTCTTTAACTCTTCAAGCTGTGCATCCCTATCTGTAATTTCTTTTTCAAGGTTCTTCTTTACCTCGGCAACTGCATTATATTGGTCTTTAGGAACTGCATACTTGGGAAACTCTTTGTTGATTTCTTTGACGAGTTCCTCTTCGTTCAAAACACCATCTTTAATGTGCCTTTTCACAATTTCAAGAATCCAATTCATAATTATTCCTCCTAACCTCTATACTTTTTTTATACTGGTAAGTGCCAGTTAGAGTTCTTTGTTCTTTATACTCTGCAAATACTAAAAAAGAGTAAAACACAAAATAAAAAATCCTTTCGGATCTAATCTACTTTTTGAAGTATTACGGTCGCCTCAAATGCTGTTGTAACAGCTATTTCAACCAAATACATCACCTCTTTCTATCTTCTTTAAAGCCCTTCGTCCTGAAGTTCTTTAAGTTTACTTTGCCACTCC